ATAAAGACAATTCTAAACTTGTTATTAAAGAAGAGTGGGAGCTAAATGAAATAAAAAGAGATGGTACTTCAGAGCAAAAAAATACATATACATATGAAAGATGCCCTTATGTAGCTGAAAAAGAAACTCAAATATTTCCATTATCTAAAAAGGTTGGTGCTAAAGGCGATAAAGTTCAGCTTAACTTAGGTGTAACTGATGCTTTTAGTTTTCAAAGCAGATTTGGTAGCACAAGATGCGTTAAGTTTGTTGACGCAAACCATAATGAGTACATAACATTTAGCACATCAAATTTTGCTTACTCTTTAGATGAAGGTGACACAGTTCTTTGTGAAGCAGAGATTGGTGGTTACAAAAAAGATTATACTGAAGATTTAAGAGAATATTTTGTAACAACTCTTAAAAGAGTTAAGTTTGCAAAACAAGTGAAGGAAGCATCATAATGATGCTTCCCCCTAACCTAACGGAGGATGTCAGGTCATTCTCCTTGTATCATAAATAAAAAAAGGAGACAAATATGTTAGATACAAAATTTTATAAAGAAGAAATGGAAAAATTAAATTTTCCTATCTCTATCAAAGAGATACCTACAATCCCTAGAGAAATGGCTCAGAAGATTGTAAGGACTGATACTGATGATGCTTTAGGTATTATCAAGTCAAAGTACAGACCTATCAATCATGTTGATGCTTTTGATGGTGCTTTACAAAAAATAAAGCAAGCAGGTATTTCTTTTAATAATGCAGAAATGAAATTGGATTCATTCGAGAATGGAGCAATGGCTAAAATGGAAGTGGTTTTCAAAGACCATAATACTAAAATTGGTAAGCATGATTTATCTTTAAAATATGTTGCCAGAAATAGTTACAATGGTAAATGGAAGTTTCAGGCATTTTTTGGTTGGTTAAATCATGTTTGCTTCAATACATTAGTATCTGGTCAAAAGTTAGCTTATACTGCTAGTAAGCACACTAAGTCTTTTGATATTGAGCAATCAAATAAGAAGATACAATCTGCTGTCAAATCTGTTACTGATGAAACAGAAAGATTTAACAGATGGTGGGATACTAAAGTTGAAGATGACTATGTTGCAGATATGTTTAGCAAAACTATTGCCAAGCAAAAATTATCTGCAGGTTCTAGGTTAGCAGGTGTAAATCAAATCAATAAGAAGCAGTTATCTGTTCTTATGGGTTTATACAACGAAGAAGTCACACAAATTCATGGTCAGGGTGATTATGGCAGAAAAGGTGCTAAAGGCTCTCTATGGTGTGCATATCAATCAGCAACTGCATGGTCTACTCATCTTAATGATATTCAAAAGGATGAGACCAAAAAGTATATGGTTGAGCAAGACAGACAGAGTTCAGTTGTAGATATGATTAACTCTGCTGAGTGGAAAAAATTAGAAAAAGTTTAGGAGGATATTATGAAACTTTTATACATATTATTAATATTGGGTGTTACTGCTTGTAGCACCCAACCACAAAAAGAAGTTATGATTGGAAGGGTTATACCTGAAGGCAAAAAGATAGAGTTGCCAGAAGGACATGCTAAACTCATACATGATAAGGAAATATTCCAAATGACAAGACAAGAAACAGTAAACGCTATTCAGGATTGTCATTCTGCAGGATTAAGAGCAGTTATGTATCATGGAAGAATAAAAGCAAATGGAAGGTATGTACCTATAGTTGTGCAGGTCTTATGTGCACCAAAGATAAAACTAAACTAAAGAAAAGGGGAGCTATAAACTCCCCTTCTCAGATGCAAATTTTTATTAATAAGAAGTTTTTACGCTTCTTGAGAACAGTATCACACAATTTGTTACAATACAAACTAAAAGGAGGATAGAGTGACAGAAAACGAATATTACATAAAAATAAGATTATATGATAATTTGCCTGATATGCCTAGGCATGGTGAATATGTTGGCTTGATTATAAAGGCAGATAGTGAAGAGGAAGTTAGAATGGTAATTAGTGACCATCATAAAATTACTACATTGACGCTTATGGATTAATAATGTTAAATACAAAATGATATAATTTAACAAAATCTACCTATTTGAAGATTGAATTATATCTTGTAAAGATGGTTTGGTCTCTATAAGAAAAATTCATTTTTTTCTCCCACCACCACTCACATAGGCACATGAAGGATAGAGATAAGTGTGCCACAGTTTTAAGTTTTTAACCTATAACCTAACAAATACTCACACTTTTCTCGAAGAGATATTAAACCTCTGGGTTTGTTTTTTTCACGTTCTGTAAAGTAATCTATTAAATATACAACTAATTTAAGTTGATTCTCATTGAGCTTCATCTTCTTTAGTTCGTCTATATCTAAAATTATTTGTCTTGGCATTTATGAATTTTTGTTTTTCCATAAATAAATTAGTAATGCAAAAAAACCAAAGATGGTTAAGGTAAGCACAATAATAGCAATAACATTTATGAATTTTTGTATAGCTTCCTTCTTTTTATAAATCATCTCAGCCCTGTCCTTACGGATTTTTCCCTCCATAGCCAGTAGCTCATTCCATGCTGACATGCCGTATGTAAAAATTAAAAATTGTTTTAGCTCTGCTCTTTGTTGTTCAAGTTTTTTCTTAGCCGCAAACGCTTCTATGGCTTGTTGTTCGATAGAACCTGAAAACATAAGCTTTTTAAATAAAGGTGGGTTTTTTGCTTGCTTCTCTGCTTGGTCAACATCTGATACGGCAGACATCCATTTTCCAAGCGTTCCCGCCATATCTTGTATATCTTTCCCAACTGCAATGCCACTTTTCAAAGCTGTAAAAGCTTTTGTAGCAATTCCAATAGCCCCTGCAATGGTGAGCGGGTCCATTTATCTCACCAATAGACCAATTAAAAGAACGATTGTTGTTCCTGCAGTTCCAATCATAATGTGTTCTATGCGTTTGATTCGCAAAATTGTTTCTTTCCATCTCTCTGCACATACGGCTTCGTGTGTATCTATTTGTGATTTTACTTCTGTAACTGATGGCTTAGGCATATAATCTAGTATAACTCCCCACATTAATTATTAACTGATTGCATTATTTTATTTTGTGTGCCCTTAGAAGTTCCTGATAAAAATTCCTTTGCGAGATTCTCATCTCCACCAAATCCAAATTCCATAGAGCCTTGTGGAGAAATCTCAAAACCTTCTGTCGCTGTTCTGGATGTTGGTGTTACACTTAACTTTTGTAGATTTGCTATTTTTCTATCTACAATTCCTAGTAATCTATTTCTCGCATCCATATTAGTAAGTGCATTTTGCAACAACTCAGCATCTTCGTTAATAATAAGTTGTGCTAATTGTTTCATTTCATCATCACTTAAATTGGAAACTTTGTTTGGAAAAAAGAATTTTACTAACCTCATAATAGCAAAAGGGTTCATACTAGTTGCTTCCAAACCAAGCTGTAATGCATCTGTTTTAGATATTGTAGGCTTGATTGCATCTTGTCTGGCTAAAGCAGTTGCTGTGATAGAGTTACCTTTAATAGTATTTCTTGCATCTAAAGCACCTGTAGCTATACGAACATTTCTTATCAAAGTCTCAAACTCTTCACCTGAAAAAAGTTTTTCCATAGCTTTGTATTCTTGAGAATCTGGGTTTGCTATTCTTCTAAGTATTGCAGGCTTGCCACCTCTTTGAGCTATTTTGGCTCTAATGTTGTTGGCAACTCCTTCTTTAAATGCTTGAAAAAGCTCAGGTTGATTTTGTAATTGTGTAATTTTTTGATTTATCAACACATCAACTTTATCAGGTGTATTTCCTAATAATTTTGAGCCTTCATCAAACTCGACCCTAGATTCTTTTATTGTTCTATAATTAGCTCTTGTTGCTTTTAAGTCTGGAGATACTTCATCTAATTTATTTTTCAATTCATTAGCTAATTCTTTTACACCACTTGCAACACTAAATTTACCATCTTTTTTAGCTAGACCTTCACCTAAATCTCTTATTACTCTATAGGCATTTTCTGCCTCTTCTAAAGATAGGCTTCTATTTAATTCAAATGAACCATCTTTATTTTTTTTGAAGACTGATGGTAAGCCTTTCATTGTGTTTATTAAATTAATATCTTTTGTTAATTGCTTTGGGTTTATCCTGTTGACTATGCTTAATACTAAATTATCAACTTCTGGATTATTTAAATCTTTAAACTTTTCAAAAACCTTTTTGTACGCATTACTTTCTGCTTTTATTAAGGCTTTTTCACTCATTGTAAATGCCTCTAAAACATTGCCCTCTGGTGCACCTTTTGATAATCCTTTTTGAATTTGAGATATGGCTACATCAGGTTTTTCTTGAACTCTTTTTTCAATGCTCTCTGAAATAATTGCTCCTGCCTTTGGTGCTTTGGCATAAACAGTTCTAATATTTATAGCCATTTGGTCACTTATTTCTGGTATAGTCTTGCCTTCTAAAACTGCTTGTATAAGAGATTCTTTACTAACATTAGATGCCTCAGCAATTTCCATAAGTTTGTCTTCAACTTTTTTGCTAAGACCACCAGACTTCTCAAACGCTTTTTTTATTGCTGTGCCACCTAAATTAACAGCTTTTGCTAAAGTTGGGCTTGCAACTGTGCTGATTGTAGTTTCAATACCTATCTCTACTGGGTTCATATCACCAAAACTAGGTTGGTCACCTATAGCAGTAGTTAATCCTGAAACACCACCATACACAGCTAATCTACCAAAAGATAATGGTGCAGTTGCACCACTAAAAGGCAAGGTAACCAGTACAGGTAAAAAAGCACCTCCTAGTTGATATTTAAATGAACCATCTTTTTGTTTTGCCTGTTCTAAACCAATTCTTATATCCCTAACTATTTCTTCATAGGGTCTGTCTTGGACCAATGATGCTAACCTTGCGTAAGCTTCATCTGACCAACCCATCAATGCTCCATCTGCAATAAGTTGAACTCTGTCCATCATTGTAAGACCTGTTTCTTTGTTTGCATAATTTTTAGTATACAATTCTGTTAACTGGTCATTTATTTTTTTATCTAATTCACTCATTTTTGTTTTATCTTCACAGGGTTAAGGTTTACTGGTAAAGGCACTAATTTAAATTTATTTTGTTGAATCTCAGTAAGTATCTGACTAATTATTGTTTTTACTTGGTCATTATCTTTAACATTGTCTGCTTTTAACATGTAATTAATATCATCTAAAGTAGCGTTATTATTTATAAACTGTTCTTTTAGTGTCTCTTTACTTATTGTTTTTGGCAGTCTTACTTTAAAATTTTTAGCTCTAACTTTGCTACTAAATTCTACAGGATTGATTAATATAGATTTTCCATATCCTTCAGGAATTTTAAAAACACCAGTTATTTGTTTTAAAACCTTTTCATTTGAAGTATTTAAATTTTTCTTTGCATTGTCATATAAACCTAATGCCATATCTCTAAATGACCTTCTAACACCATCTGTTAAAATGCTACCATCTTTTAACCTGTGAAGGTAAGAAATTAAAAAATCAGCAGGACCACCAGTTTTTCTTGCAACTAAGAACTCACCCTCTCTTACCACACTACCGGGGTCTAGCATTTTCATATAAGAAAAAATCAAGGAAATATCCGCGGCACCGGGCTTGTCTAAGGTATAGGCTTTGTCATAAGCTGTAATTATATTCTCTATATTTGGTAATATTTCATTATATCTTTCTACAAATTTATCTTTATTATAGTTGTTTTGCACTTTAAAAAAATTTTCATTTTGTAGCTTATTCATTGGTGGCAAGGCTTTTAATTCATCTAAGGTTATTTTTAATCCCTTCTGAACTGTGCCTGTAACATTATCATTATCTATAACAACTTCTTCTTCTTTATCGTTTATATTAATTTTATCAACATAGGCATCTGCTGTGGTTAGCCCTGTACTATCAAGAACTTTTTGACCTTTTAATGGACCAGTAATATAAATTTCATCACCAACATTATTAATTGTTGTTTTAGTTTCTGGCTTTACATATGGAAGAATATTAGTTCTTTTAGCAGGAGGTAAGGCATTTAACTCTGAGTTACTTAAATAAATAACATCATATTTTTTTTGACCTCCAAACTGTGCAAATGATGCGTCATCTTTTTGTAATTCAAATGGCTTTCTAGCTACATTTCCTAGTTTTTGAACTGATGATAATAAAGTAATATTTTGCAAGTCTTTTTTGTCTTGTCTTTGCTCACTTGCTATATAATCTTTAACACCCTCTCTGAGACCTGCGAATCCTGCACCTACTGCTGTTGCACCGGGCTTGCTTGACTCTTCTCCAATCTTTGTAAAAGCTGACAACAAGGCAAAAGCCTTATCTCTTTCTTCATTTCTTGGTTTAGCAATTCGTGATAAGATTAAATTTTGTAACGCACCACCAGATAAATCTTGTGTGCCTGAGCCTGATGCACCTAAAGCTAATTTAATTATTTCATCTCTAGTTGCCATTTAAGTTCCTAATATCTTATATAGTGCCGCTAGTGACCCTAAGCCACCAATAGTTTGACCATAAATACTTGGCTGTTGCATAAATTGATTACCACTTGCCTGCTGTCTGGTTAAGGTTTCATATGGTATTCCTTGAAGAGCACCCAATGCAAAATTCACCATTTCAAATGGAAATTGCTTTTGTGCTAAAAAATCTTGATAGGCTAAATCAAGAGCTTGTTGGTCAAGATTTCTTTCTGCCTCTCCTGCAGTCAAAAGTCCACTAGCTTGCTGTTCTGTTAAAGACTGAGTAAGTGGGGCTAACTGAGACAATGTCTCTGTTGCTCTTAATCTTGATGCTTCATCTGTTTCAAAATCTGCTCTAGCACCTGCTCTGTCTGCATCAAATCTTTGTGAGGCAAAATTAAGTGCATCTCTACCTGCTTGTCTTCTTAAATCTGCACCTGCCCTAGATATTTCTGCATCTGTCATAGCTTCTCTAACACCAAGCCTTGAGCCACCAAAAGCTCCTGCTCTGAGTGCGTCTGCTCTATTTTGATTTTGCCTTAGCTGTCTATCTCTCTCAAGTTGCTCTATTGCAGGGTCAATAGATGTTTGAAAGGTATCCATATATTGATTGACAGTATCTGCAGTAAAAGGTCCTGTTCCTTCAAATCCTTGACCTAATGTGCCTGCCATTGTTGTTGCATCATCAATAACATCTTCAAAACCTGTGTTATTAGCTAAAAGATTTAGTCCTTCTACTTCTCTATCTGTAAATCTTTGTGGTGTTCCATCTGCAGTTGTTCCATATGTGGCTACTCTCTGCCCTTCAAATTTAGGGAACTCACTTTTTGCTAATTCTCTAGCTTGTTCATATAACTCCTTACCCCCTGCCGCTACAAAAGCAGGTAAGGTAGTGCCTTGAACTGTCTCTGAATAACTAGGTAATTCTGTTGCTGATGCTGTACACAACCCACCCATTTAAGCCTCCATATATACTGAACCTGCTCTCACAAAGCCCATCCTTTCAAAAAATTTATCTTTTCTTTTTATATCTCCAGAAAAAACATGTCCTAATCTTAGTTTCATATTAGCTTCTTTTGCTATTTTTATAAAGTCTTGAAGTAATTTTTTACCAATAATACTTTTTCGATAGTCCTTTGCTACATAATACCATGCGTCAGCAATATAGTTTTCATCAGACCACCAATCTTGTGAAACCTGTCCACCAATCGTACCAACAACTTTTTTATCTTTCTCTGCAACCAAGACAACACCTTTATGTAACAACATGTTAATTTTATCTAACATTTTTGCTGTATTTATTTTTGGTGTTTCTATTTCTGTCTCCTTATGCATCATTTGTAGTAAAAAAATTATTGCTGATGTATCTAGCAATGTTGCTTTTCTAACTATCATGTCATGTTTGCCAAAGCACCCATATCTTCTTCTGGCATTCTCTCCTCTGCCATAGCCATGTCTTCTTGAGGCATTTCATCCTGTTCCATAGCCTGTCTTGGCATTTCCTCCTGTGGCATATCTTGCTCAGAATTTTCCATAACTTGCTGTATTAGTGCTCCAAGTTCAGGTAAAAGTTTCATTATTACATTCATAACATCTGGTGTAATAGCCTTGTCCAGAGCTTGTAATTCTTCTGGTGACATCTCTGCTAATCTTGCCATTAAAACAACTTTCATCTGTTCTGATGGCTGTGCAAGTCTTTCTTTAGCTTGCTCTGGCATGTTTATGCCCATGTCTTCAAGTGCCATGTTTTTCTCCTTTTTTCCATAAAAATGATATATCTCTCTTTTTTGCAAATATTCCAATTACATAACAAATTGGCTCAAATATATGTCTATATAGTTTACCAAGGTAATCTGGTTTATCAGATTTTCCTAATATGTATTTGATTTCATTACATCTATGTTGAGCAATGTGATGCCAAAACTTAACCATTTTACCTTCTCTTAATTTTAAAACTACCCATACTGCCCAAAATTGATAACCTTTGATATGTCTTGGTGTTAAATACTTAACTGTAAAATCTAAATCTGCAGTAACATCTGAAGGTTTCATTAAGTTTTGCCTTCTTAATTCATTACATATAACCCTGCCAAAAACTTTTGGCACTACTGTTGCACCTATAACAGCACCAACTGGTCCACCTAATGAACCACCAATATATGTTCCTAATCCAGTATCAGCCGCACTTTTAGCCGCTTCCATAGGGTCTTCTCCTTGAACTAGCCTAACACCAAAATCAATACCTGCAGAAACATAACCTGCTGTTTGATATCGACTATCTGCAAATCTATCCCCTATTCTTTCTGTTATACCTCTTTCTGCTACATCTTTAGAACCAACTGAACCTGTACCAAAATTAGACTTTTGTTCATATAATTTTTGAGTTTCTGGCTTTAATCCTTGAATAGTTCTATCTGAACTCGTTTGACCACCTACAAATTTACCTTCTACTGTGTCAAATGTCACATCACCTGTTCCCATTTGAAAGGCACTCTTGCCACCTCCTAAATCAATTTTCTTACCTTGGTCATACACATCACCTAATTTAAATAAATCAGCAGTTTCTTTTGTAGCTATTTTTGGGTCATATATAGCGTCTGGATTTGCCTTTAGTATTTTTATTTGGTCATTTGTTAAAGAACTTACAGATGTATCAGGCAACCCAAAACCAATACTTGATTTTAAACCTTCTGATACCTTTTGACCAAAATCAAATCCTGCCGCTTGTAACATAGGGTCACCTAGAGCCATACCTACATTTGTTCCTACAGTCGAACCTAAAGTTCTAGTGGCATCTTTTATTAATTCAGCTTCTATTTGCTCTGGTGTCAAGTATCCTTCAGGCACACCTTGATTTTTTGTTAAATCATCATATTGATTTAAAAGTGATACATCTGAAGGGTTATTAGGATTATATGTTCTTTCACCTGTTTGTATGGTCTTGACCCATTCAAATATAGGCATAGCAGAAGTGCCATATATTTTTTGTATATTTAAATTTTCATCAGGCTTTTGCGTAGCTATCTGATATACACCATATTTAAATAGATTATTATCTTTTTCTTCATCATTAGTTTCATCTAATGTTAAAAGATTGTCTAATGCTCCATTAGGCTCTGCCATTTAACTTATCTCCAGTAAACTAACGATTACATGTAATCTATTAGCATTTGTTGCCTGAGCTTTCAATATCTCACTTTCTTGTATTATAAGTGGTTGTGATAATAATTCAACAGTTTCATTAGCAGATACAGATTTACTTTTATATATAGAAAAAACATTTGCACCACTAGTAAGTGTAAAATTGATTGTATCACCACTACCACTATCATCATTGACTAAAATACTTTTAATAACTGTTTGTGTGGCACTAGGACATGTATATATTGTTGTATTGTTTGTTGTGCTTAAATCAACCTTTGCATTTTTAAAATTATTAGCCATATTTTATTCCTCTGGTTTTGGATATTTATTTTTTATAGCTAGAACCTTTGACTTCCAAGCATCTATATCGTGATAAATCATGTCTAATTGTTCTTGCCAATTACCTAATTCTGTTTGATAAGCATTTAATCTGTTTGATAAACATTCATTTAATTTTTTGTTATATGTTGATATATCTTTTTCTGCATTATAATCTGACATATTACTTCCTATGAAACTGTCCATGTGCTATTTGAAAAATCTAATGGTATCATTGCCTCTACTTTCATAACACCTTTAAAAGGACTAGAACCATTTGATGATGATAATGATATAATAATTGTATTTGTGGTCGAGGTATTATAAGAAATAACTGGTGCAAAATTTGCTACATAAGATGAAATTTGTACTGCACTTGTAACACCACCATCATAATAAATTTCTTTTATGTTTATGCCATTACCAACAGCACCAGTATGACCAGTTGCTATAATTTTAAAATATGCACGAAAACCATTAGCACCAGTTCCAGTAAATCTTGTAATCTCTATGGCTGAACCAACACCATCTATAGAAAATACTTGTGTATTATAATAATTTGAACCATCAGTATTACCATTCATGTGTAATGATGCAGAACCAGTTTGATTTGCTGTACCTTGAATAGCAACAACTTTACTGGTAGTTACATATTGGTCTGGATTTGTATTGTTAATACCTACATTTTCATTTGCATCAATAGTTATTGCAGTTGCATTTGCATCATCATTTATTCCTTGAGATGTAAAATTAGTTAATGTACCTACACCTGTAATATTACCATATGTACCACTTATTCTTGCACTAGGAACAGTACCACTTCCAAGGTTACTAGCATTTAAAGATGTAAGATTTGAACCATCAAGTGCAGGTAAAGTTGCAGGAAACCTTGCATTTGGTATTGTGCCACTTGTTAAATTACTGGCATTGAGGTTAGATAAATCTGCTTCTTCTGCTGTAGAATTACCATCAAAGAAAAATGCTTTTGCTGTAGCCTCATCTTCTGATGTTGTATTTGTAGCATCAGTTTCAAACTCTTTTTTATTTTGTTGTATCTCTAATGATGTAACTAAATTTTGTAAATACGTCTGTATTTCAATAAATTTTTGTGCATATTGTTCTGGTGTTGCTGGAACACCAATCATTTGTGGTGGTTGTGGCAATCTTATCATCTAACACTATCTACCTGTGCATTAATTCTAAAGTCACCTAAAGCCCATTCGTCATCTATACCAGAGCTTTCATATCTTATAGCAATCTGCCTGCCCTTAACCCTTGTGCTAATTTTTTCTGTGTTCTGGACAACATTGAATGGTCCTTTTGTTATTTCTGGTGCATTAGGGTATTTTCTTGATTTAAATTTAACTGCTAGTGTTGTACTGCCAGACATTCTTACATCTGGTACTATTCTATCTATAAGAAATTGTCTTGAGCCATCTGCGTCTACTTCTATCTCTGCACTTTCTATATGACAACTCATTGCATCACCATCAGCATTAGTACCAACTTCATGTACATACAAATGACCATCAGCATCAAAAGCAAATGGCTCAGTTCTAAAACCTTTAGCATCTGTCCATGTATTTCTGTCTAACTCTCCAACTGTCCAAACATTTTCTGCATAATTATATGTTACATAACTGTCTGGCTCTGGATGCTGTGTTGTAGTATTTGCTGTGCTTACATAAAACCATGTTATTTCATTAAATTTTTTATTTTGTCCAACATGTGTTTTATCTATAAAATCAGCATTTAATCTATCAAAAACAAAGTGTTGCACAGGACATGGTAATTTTTGAACAGCACCATTATATATAAAAAAGTTACTTTGACCCATCCAGTAGGCTCTAGCATCTACTACAATAGTTCCCTCTTGTGCAACTGCACCACAATTAACTGCCAACAACCTAAATGAAAATGTAAATGGTGGACCAACAAAGGTCATGCCATATATAGCTTCATCTGTTTGTATTAATGTTTCATCTTTTGATGGTGTGACAGATATAATTTTACTACCAACCTCAAGTCGTTGGTCTCCTGCAGTATTTGTTGCAGTTACAGTAAAATTTGTAAAATCTTCTTGGTCTGAAAATCTAATTAACATAGGGTCAAATTGATTATCTACAGCATTGATTGTGCCTGCAGAGATAACATGTCTATCTGGAAAAGATACACTTGTAATTCTATTTTGTGTTGGAACACCTGAAGCACCTGCTAACGAAGATACCAGAACTGCCCTAACCCCTTCACCACCTGTTCTTTCCCAATAATATAGTTGACCATTCCTGTTGTTTGCCAATAAATCGTCACCCCATAAATTTAGTGACCATCTTGTTGCATCAAATACCAAGCTGTTTGACGCTATAGTTCTAGGTGTATTCCATGTACCTGCGTTCCAAGTACCCACACCCCAACCAGTTGCAGGGTCAGCACTTTCAATACCCATATTATCACTTGCACCAATAAGATATTTTATATTTAATGTTCCACCACCACCAGATACTGTGCTTGATGCAGTAGTAGCTGATTCAATACTATATGAGTTGGCATCTATCTTTGTAATCTGGTAACCCTCTGGTCTATTTAATGCACCTGCTGTAATACCACCTATTGCACTTGCACTATCTATAACTACAAAATCTCCTGTTTCTGCACCATGACCTGTATCAGCAACAGTAATAGTGGCATCACCACTTGCTGTCGTTAATGGGTTAGATAAATTAGAAGATGTTTTTCTAAGTGGTGTGATATCATGCAATACATTTTCTTTTATTAGATATAAATGACTTGTTGTGCCTACTGCAATTCTATCAATACTATCAAAGCCTCTCCAGTATATAGCTTTCTTTGGTTTGCCTTGTACTGCAACAGAAGTGCTTGGGTCTACTGAATAATGAAATGACTCTTTTTGCCATCCTCCAAGTTTTTCTGGAAAACCATTTTTAAATCTTACAAGGTTGCTGTCCACATAAAATGGTCCATCTTTACCTGCAGAATAATCAGTTATGTCTTTAACAACACCGGGTTGTATTTGTACTAATTTTAAAGGCATTTACTCTGTCACTTCTAAAGCTTTCATTCTTTTAACTAATCTATCTGCCCGATTTGTTACTTGTGTGTACCATTTACTGTCTTTCATTTGAGTTGATGCTTCACCATAATCAAAATCTTCTAGAGCCTTTCGCAACTTAACAAATTTGCTTAAACGCGGCTTTCCCATGTTAAACATCATATTTGCCAATACCAATTGTGCTTCTTCAGGCAATCCCTCCCAAGCACTAACATCTGTGGTAAATAAATCTTGGCATTCTTCTAAAGTAACCTTTATATCTTCATCAAATAATTGTTTTACTCTTTCTTCACTTACCTTTGTGCCAACTGGTTTGCCATATTCTTCATCACTTTCTTTTATGAGATGACCAATCCCGCAAGTGGGCAATCCTAAATGGTCTAAATATATTTCATATTTACAGCCTTCATCATCAGTAATCTCTTTTCTTAAAACATCTAAATCTACTGGTTTTAAATTCATTTTGATAATCTCCTATTCTCTATTACATTGCATACTGGACATTTATATACGTCTTTTAATTCTACCTTTTTCATTGCAACTTTGCACCTATCACAAATAATTTTATCATCAAATTTCATTTTGTTAATCCCTTCTGCTTCTCATATGTCCGCAATCCACCAATTCCTAACATGCCACCAAGAACAGTTAAAAGTGTACCCATATCAAATTCAGGCAAATCTGGTAATTCTAAGCCTGCAACTCCACAAATAAACATTATTAAATCTTTAATTATAAAATGATAGGCAAACGCAATCGCACATATCCAACCAACTGCAGGCCGCCACCCACCTTTAAATATTGAGCCAGATTGTGCTTCAGCTTTGTTGACTTCTATTTGAGCCATAGCAAGTTGTTGAGCATGTTTCTCTGCCATTGTACTTAACTCAAAAGCAATTTTATTCTTAGTGTCTTTGTCCTCTATGAACTTACCTAATAGTTTAGTTGCAGGACCTATTAATGCTTGTATCATATGTTTACCTCAAAACTTTATAAAACAATTTAATGTTAATCTTCCATTATCAATATTATCACCATAATTTAATATTGAACCATGTAATTGTTTGCCTGCAAACAAAAATGCAGTATTTTGTACAAATTTTGCAGATTGTGTTTCTTCATTTTTATCATTATAAATTGCTGTGCCAGATTTTAAATTTGTTTCTGATAAATATACAATCATTGTTAAGTCACAAACATCTGTATGTATAAAATCTTTTTGATTATCTTCATTTAATCGTAGATGTAAATGAGCATGCATATTAAATTGATTTCTTGATAATAGTTCATTTTGGCTTTTTGCTCTTAATTCTTTAATAATTAATTGAAATAAAAATTTATTTGTTAGAAACAAAGCCTCACTTCTTTTGCCCGGCCATTCTTCGTCTGCCTTTTTTTCAGGATAATCTGCTTGACTATATAATGGTATTTTCTTTAATTCTGGCTGTAATAATTCAAAATTGTCAAAAAAGTTTTCTATAATCATTGTATTAAACATTACCATAATCTCATTTCTTTATTGACTTTAACCAACTTTACAAAACAATCATACTGTTTTTGCTCTTGCCCAATCACAACAGTTTGACCATCTAAGTATGACTTAAAATAGTCGGCTGTCTTTACTGACTGAAAATGCAACGTACCTGCAGGATTTCCCGCTAAATAACACATGAGCAAAAAAGCAGGTTTCATTTACCATTCCTACTCATAAAGGCTGATGCACCCATATATACAGACACAATGCCGCCACCTGTGATATAAAAAAGATTACTAATATCGGCAAGTGCTTTAACTCTTTCGATATCGACCAAAAACATAGCAATAGTAAAAGTAGCCATTGCAACCAAACTAGCTGTTGCCATACGTCTTTGTGCCCTTTGCTTTCGTAAATCATGCTCTAGCTTTTTAATGTCTGCCATATGAGCAAATTCTTCATCCGACACTATTCCATCATTATTGGTATCATACTTTTCGTATTGTGAAGATTTCTCTAATTTTTTTGGCATATCCTTTTAACCTTTCCATAATTGTATTTTCTACAACGTATGCTTCATTTTGTGGTGTATTTGGATTATCTGCAACAAATCTTCCTTTAGAAGTTCTTGCTCTTTTCTTTGGTCTGCCTCTTTTTTTTGTTTCAGCCATTATGTTTTTGTCCTACTAAATTCACCTGTAAAGTTTGTGGTATCAATACCTGCAGTTGGTACACCATCTGAATTATTTGTAACACCTGTGCCACTAAATGCAACAGCAGTTGAAAAAGGGTCATTATCTGAATTTTCTGTTGGTTTTTTACCAGTATAACTCCAACCTGTACCAGAACCTGTAAATGATGCAGTTGATGTTGCACCAATATTAGCAGAACCAGTACCTGCTACAATATTTATTGGATTACTATTGTTATTGGTAACTGTAAAAGTAGAACCATTGATTGCTATTACAACTGTTCCATCAGCACCACCACCACCATCTGCTATCTGTACTGTAGCATTACCAGTACCAGAAGCCGCGATATCTGCTATTGCTGAAGATGCACCAGTAAATGACCATTGTTGTCTATTATTATAATCTGTTGAATTTAAAAAGTTTGTGTTGCTAAATGTTTGTGTAGCACCATTTGATAATGATGTTGCTGACCAACTACCACCTGCTGTTATTGTTACTGCAGAACCAGAATTGTTTGTAATTGTAATATTTGCAGTTCCTCCACTAATACCACCAGACCTTAAGCCATAGGCAAATACAGTACCTGATGTATTAGTACCTATATATGATTGACCATATTGATGTCTACCTGTAAATGCACCTTGTCTATCTGAATATGTGTTCCATATGACACATACATTATTTCCTGTGTGTATTATGCCAGAACCTCCAAAAGCAAACGTAGATGAAACTTTTTGTAAATTATTAATAGCTGTAATGTTTGATGTTGATAAAGAACCACTACCTATTACAGTTGGTGTTAAAGTGTTACCAGAATTACCACCTTGTATTCTATAATTAACCTCGACAATAGTACCAGTTCCTGCAGAATGCGACATACCAAATCTTGAAACACTACCAAATGAACCAAAATTCATACCACTATTTGAGTTGTTATAATTTTGAAAAACACCACCAGTCAATACACTTGACATTGTAACCAAACTAGAACTTGAATTATAAAAAGGTAATTGAATATATTTGTATTGATTAGAAGTCCAATATCTTTGTCCACTTGTATGACCTGCTCTATAATAATGAGGTCCATTTGCGTCTGATGCAGTAACATTTAAACCAGATATACCTGCTATATCTGTCGCATTACCTGTTCCAGTTGCAGTAATAGAACTTTGACCACCACCAGTAATCAGACCACCACCTTTTAATTCAACTGTTCCTGTGCCATTATATTGAATAGGCGATACTGCTGAAGATGAACCATCTGCACCTACAAGAGTTCTGTTATTCATATCTAATATAATTTTGGCATGATTTGCATTGTTATTTATTACTAATTGACCTTCAATATCTCCAATCAATTTGTAATATTGTACTGGTAAGGCATCTTTTGCACCTGCTTCAGTATTTAATGTTCCTGCAGTATCAACTGTGGTGAAACCCAAATTTGATATAAATGGTACAGGCATTTTTTACTCCTACGATTTAACTGTTTCAATATAACTAAAATGTGTTCCATTGTAAAAGGCTGAAGCAAATTCAACTGCATTACCTAGACTTAAACCTTGTGAGTTAGCAGGATATGTTATCGTCAATGTATTATTACTTGTGTCTATTTTATCAACAACAATGTATTGACCTACAGATAAATTACCAACTGCCAATGTTAAAGCTACGTTATTACTTGCACAATTAACTCTTAAATATATTGATTTACCTGCTGATGGTGTTTCTGTATGAGTTGCAGAAGTTACAGTAGTGCCTACAACAAAGGCTTTAGATGTAACATATGTGTCCACATCTGTAACTGCTACTTGTTTCATTGTACCATCATCATTTAATACAACTCTATCTGCATCTACTATTGTAGTTGCAGTAGCACTTGTACCTCCATCCATGATATTTAACTCAGCACCTGTTGCAGTAAGAGCAGTACCACCTAATTTTAAAGATGATAAATCTAAAGAATCAGTAACATCTACAACCGCGGCTCCACTACCTGCACCATCACAATAAATTATTTTTTTACTGCCATTTGGCACAGTTACATTTGCACCAGAGCCTTGTGTAAATATTGCACTTTGACCAGAGCCATTTTGAACAATAAATACCTTGTCTTGGTCATTTGGTGAAACTGTTATTGTATTTGTTCCACTTGGACTACCTGCTAAAACTAGAACTGCATACATACCATCAGATAATGTGCCATCAGTTGTAGTCAAAGTATGGGTTGTGCCAGATAAAGTTATCGTTCCAACACCATTTAATATTCTATCTATAATATCAAGATTAAGATTAGTGGTGTTACCCCAAGTTCCTGCTTGTTCGCCAGAACCTATTTTTTCAATGCCATTATTGGCTGTGTATGTACTAGCCATATTAATCTATCCTTATAATACCAGTTGCTCCTGCCGCTGGAAAAACAATTCTAAATGTTCCAGATGCTACAGTAAAATCACCACCAAAAGCCAATACTGCAATAGCTTTATCACTATTTGAACTGTTGTAGATTAAAGCACCATTTGCTGTAAAAGATGCACCTGTCCATGTAGGGTCATCTGCATCAAAATGTGCTGTTGTTCCTGTGGTTGATACTGCTTTGTTAGTTAATGTTACTCCACCTGCAGAATATCCAGTACCAGATATTTCATTATTTGTGGAATATGCTGTAGTTCCTGCACCTAAATTTGCACTACTTGTATATAATGCAATTTTTAAGGTATCAGCGACTAAATCGTGTCCTTCATCTAATATTTCAGCTTTAAATGAAGTACACATTGCTTGTACTATTGCCATAATTTATCTCCTTATATTCCTGCCTCGTATTCACTAGCATAATTACGAGCCATTTCTTGTTGAAACAATGCTATTGCTTCATCAAATTGCTGTTTATACAAGTTTACAGTATCTGGTGCTTTAAGAAAAGAAGAACTTTCATAAAGACAAGCAGATAATAAAACTTGCTCTGCATTATCTCCTATCCAACTATTACTGTTAGATACGGATAATCCTGTTTCAAGACCTATAAAATCTACCTCAAATGCTAATGTGGCAGATGGCACAGGACTTACTAATACTTGTATACCAGAGGTTGTAGCTTTTTTTGTAGCATAAAATTCTGGTTGTCCTTGTGTTGATACATTAGGTCTAAAATCTTTTATATAACTATCTGTTCTATGTTTTAAATAAACAACATTACTAGATGCTGTGGTTAATTGAACTTGTCTAACCATTCTTGCATTTGCAACATTTATTGTTGGTGTGCCTATAACAAAATTACCAGTCTGCGTTTGTCTATAACATGGTAAATTAGGCAATCTTGCAAATATCATGTTTTCTGCTTGTTTAATTATTTCTGGTATAGATGTATCAAATTCAGTTGAATCATCTTCTATAAAATTTTGTATATTTGTTTTTAATTGTGTAAAATTCATTTAATTACTCCATGTTCCTACGTTCCATGCACCTTCACTCCAACCACCATCTATAGAAACAACCTCTGTTCCAGTTGTTCCAGTACCTGCTACACCAGTTGCAGAAACTTCGTTTCCAATAGACAATGTACCAACTGCACCAGTACCTGCGATACCAGTTATTGTACCAGTAATAGCTTGTGGCACTTCTGTTCCAATTGTACCTGTGCCAGATACAGAATTAACAGGATTAGGTCCTTTGAATATATCAATAGAAACTGTGCCAATACCACTTATGCCCTCAATATTTCCATCACCACCCCATACACCATAACCAAATTCATTCTTGTTCCAACCAGTTTGATTTGATTCTATTATATTTGCTTCACCAACTTCAACACCAGTACCTGCTATACCTGCAACACCTACACCAAATGTAGATATTGAGAATGAACCACCACCTGCTTGACCAACTGGTTGTGTGTTACCTGTACCTGCAACACCAGTTGCTTGTGGCTCTGAACCAATAGTTTCACTTCCAAGAGCACCTGTGCCTGCAATACCTGTAATTGCACTTGTTCTTACATCAAATGTTTCTTCACCTAATGCTCCAGTAGCATTTACACCTGTTTGGTCAAATATTCTATCAAAAATTAGTGAGATTGTACCTATATTACCATTAGCACTTGCACCTGTTGATGTAGCACCTAATGCTATTGCACCTACCTCACCATCACCTGCAACTCCTTGTTCTTGAACACTTACTTCATCTTCTGGGTTGGCATTACCTATATTACCAGTTGCATTTGCACCATTGACACCAATACCTGCTTGTGCAGTACCAATAGCTCCAGTACCACTTATACCTGTAACTGGTTCATCTAAAGATATGCCTACATGACCAATTCTACCAAATGTATTAATTCCTACTGGTGCTTGTTGAGACCTTAATACTCTTGATAATGTTATTGAGCTTGTAAAGCCAATTAATATTTCTACATTTTCAGGGTCAGTAAGAGGTCTTGGATTTCTTAGTGCAGTTGCATCAGTTACATTTCTTGCAGGTGTAAGTTGTGGATGTTTAGTGTCAAACTCTGATGGCTCTACTCTTAAATTATCCCATGTAGTTTTTAATTGTGTGTATCTAACCTCAAAACCAGATATATCGCTGATTGCTTTAGATTTTTTACCTGATGCAAATTTAGTTGCCATTATACCAAATTAAGCCCTGTTGGTTGAATTTTAAGTCCTACACCATCATTATCATTAGATGATGCATATTCAAAAGCTTCTTTGTATAAGCTATTTAGTAGTGGGAATTTATCTGGTGCAAACTTTACTGATAGTTTACTTGCTAACCCTGCACATATACATTCTGACCAAGTATAAGGTATATCTGTGTCTTCATTAGATGCAGTAATATCCTCTAATTGGTTCATAGACCAGTAATTTAATTTATATGTACTTTTATCAGGTGTTTGCCATAAAAATATTTTATAAATATTGTTTGAACCACTTTGCCTACCTTTATCAAGCATATATTGATTAGGTTTACCTGTGTCAGATTTATTAGGTATCTGGTTATACTCTGAGATAGTGACCCTATTTATTATAGTGTCTGTTCTTGTAGCATCTGCACTATCAAAAATAACCACATCTAACAAGTCTAGTACACCTGCAGGCAAGTCATACGAAGATGTATTTGCTGTTAAATTTAATGTTCTTTGCTGTACTGTCCAATAGTTAATCCCACGATTCGCCCACTCTGAGAATAATAAATTTAAACTTCTTCTGGCAGATATGGCTTGATACCCAGTTCTTGTTTGAATATCAATACCACATCTTTCATAAGCCTCTGTTATTATCTCTTCAACATTAGGTCTGAATGTAACTGTTCCAGATGTTGCCATTACTGTACCTTATAGTTTTTCTTTAGTCTCATTACTATTTGGTAAGAGTCAGATGTTGCACCTGCACCAGTTGTAGTGAATAATATGTCACCAGTTGGATTAACCAATGTTGCAGTATTTCCCATACCTTCGCCATGTTGTGTACAATAATAATACAAATCTGGTGTATCAGCAGTTGTCACAATAGTTGTTTTCGCACCTGCTTGACCGGGCACACCAACAGTTGTAACCCCAGTTGTATATGTTGCACCACCTGCACCTTGCTTGAATGCTATGGGGTGGTTAGCATTTGTATTATCTGACTGGTCAAATACATAAGTGTGATTTTTTAGTAGGTTTATTGCAGGGGCAGTTACACCACCCAAAGCAAATTTATTACCTCCAGAATTTACAACAGTTACAGCATATGTTCTTGTTGCCTCTGTTAATTGTGTTGTTGAAGGCAATCCACCAGTTTTTGAAAAATCAAAGTAACCACTTTGGTCTTCTGTTAAATTCAACATCATTGGGTCTTGAGTATCACCATCTTTTAGGATTTGAACTGTCATCCCAGATACATTGAATGTAACATCTTGTATTCTAAGACCAGTACAACTATCGCCATTACTAGCAACAGCCAAAGTTGATGCATCTACTTTTTGAACTGCACTTTCATTGCCTGTGTCAATATATTGATAGTTGAATTGATATACAACTTCCCTAACATTTTCAGAGAGTATTTTGGTTGAAACTATATCAGCCATTTAATCCTCCCTATTAAGCGTCAGCGAATGGTGTAGCTACTGAACCAGAACCTATTAAAACACCCTGAACCATGTACTCTGCTGTGGCTAATGCTGTAATCTCAACGTAAGACCCAACTTTACCACCTTTTGTACCATTGTTCATATCAATGACATCATTTGTTGCTCCCGGCACGAATGATTTTTTCGCACCATCATCAACTGCTACCATGATGCTTCCAACATATTTATCTGTGCCATCTGTTTTAATCTTTCCTGTCATGTTTGTTTGAATTAGAAAAGTATATTTAGCACCAATTTCTGCTGATTTAATTGTAGGTAGTGTTATAACACCATCTGCATCATTGACCTCAATAATACGACCTGCGTGTGCATCTACTGTTAAAGTAGTTTCTGCTGTAATATTTTTTACATTATTAGCTCCAAGTTGCATAAATCCATTATTAGATACAACTGGACCTGAAAAGGTTGATTTAGCCATGTTAATTCTCCTTGTCTTGGCTATTGTCTACTTTCGTAGTCAAGGTTAATTATGATGGGTGGGCTGTAAAACCCACCCTAGTTTGCGATTAAGCCGCGCCCTCTGTTCCAAAGACACCTCTCCAGTCAGTAAAACCAAAAGAGTATCTTTCACGAACCTTATAACGAACATTGCCTGTCTCAAAATCGCCTTCAACACCTCTTTTAAGTGGTGAACGCTGAAACATTTTAAGTCCATCAGGCACATCAGTTTTGATAAAGAATGCATCACTATCTGTAAGTCTTCTCATAATGTGATAACCTTGTGGCATATATCTACCACTTCTTAATGCATTTATATCATTATCTGCAGTACCTACTCTTAACTCACTATCCAATATTCTTTGAGCAGTAAAGGTGTAAGCAGTTGGGATAATTAACATTGTTCCCTGAGCCGCTATTCTTAAACCTTTATCGTCTTTCATATCAGCAATCTGAATTAAAAGTGATTCGATTGATGTTTCTGATAAATCAGCCGCGGTTGCCAAAGTATTACTCTGGTTACCACTTTGCGTTGGGTGTGCTGTGCTTAGTAAAGCCGCTCCATCACCACCTGCATAAATACCTGCTGATGTAGCATTATTTAAGATATTAGCCGCTTTAATTTCTTTAGTGGCTGACATACTTCTTGCTAATGCCTTTGTATATCTTGAAGCGATTGAACCATATAATCCATCCTCTTCTGCCTCTTCAGTTATTGAAAACGCTAATGCTACTGTTTCATGTTGATATCTTGCTGTGTATCCTTGTGAAGCTGAATCATAAGAGATTGGTGCACCTTCATCTTTTGTTGGTGCATTTCCAAAACCTGTTAATAATACATCTTCTTCAAAAGCTCTATTTGAAGTGTTTGCATCAAATACAGCCTGATATTCAGCAGGATATGAGTCGTACTCAAGACCAAAGAGAGTATTCAATCCGGGCTCAAGCAATTTAGCAAATTGTGCTCTATTCATAGACATAAATTACTCTCCTTATATTCCTGCAGTAGCTTTGAGTAAGTGCTCATTGATGAGTACTTCAAGCTGTGCATATTGAGCAAAACTATTTGATGGGTCTTCCCAAAGTCCAATAATTTTGCAAGTTGCTGTTCCGTTAGACATAGTTCCACTTAAATTGAAACCAGACTGACCTGTTGTTGTAGAGCCTGCGTCTGCAACCACATCAGCACAATTTCCAATGTTGGTTTGTGCAGGTGTGCCTGCTGATTGCACTCTATAAACAATATATGGGTCATCATACACATAAGCCACAATATCTGTTGCTACTGTGCCTGACGGCCAATATTTTGAATAAACATATTCTCCATCACTTGCTGTGTAAGATACACCTGCAAAAACACCTATATTGTTTGTTTCTGTTGCAGTATGAGGTGTTATAACTCCATCTGCTGTAAGAATTACAAGGTCACCAGTAAAAATATTTTCTGCTAAACCTGATGTAATAGTATATTTGTTTGCTCTTGGTGCATTACCACTCATGTGACGAAGGACCTTAAAACCATAAGGTGAATTAGGATTTGCCATAATGTTTCCTTCCTTCTGTTAAGCGTTAATCCTCCATGGCAGATAAATTTTCTCTACCACGACTTGTACTGGATTTCCTTTCTTGAAAGAATGGAGTTCCAGTTTTACGACCTAGAGAATCTAGCTCACCAGTAAGGGCTTCATTTTGGTCATTGCTTTTTCCTTTGTAATAGTCCTTCATAGCTTTGTGCTTTTCTAAAGGCATCTCACATAAAAGCATTCCCTCAATGCCTATACAACCTGCCCATTGACCATGGTTGATAGTTGGAAATTTTTGGTCTTTTACTGTACTAGCTTTTCTCGGCTCCCAACCTTCACGCATACGCTTGTACACATTGTCAGGAGTATCTTTACCCTGTATTGTGGTAGCAACCCAACGCTGAATGAACCCCGGTCGTGCATCTGGGGCATCCAACAATGCAGGAGGTGTCCAAGTTGTTTGAGGTCTACTTTCCTCATCTCTTATTGACATCCTCAAGTTCTCATCACGAACATTTCTATTTATAGACATTAGTTATCCCTCCTAGTTTTAACTGATTGTATTTCCTTAGCATATTTTTTCAATGCTTCAGGGTCTGTGATACCTAATTCTCTAGCCATAGCAAGTTCATCCTTAGAGACTTTAATTCTGTTACCTTTATAAACTGAGCCACCTGTAGTTGGTGCAACTGCTTGTCTACTATTTGCTCTTGGTTTAGTAGTAACACTTTCCCCTGATATTATCTCAGGAAATCTCTTTTGTAAACGACTATTTAGTTCTCTGTAATAATCAGGTGAGTTTTTATCAAACCCTTCAATATCAAGCTGAACATCAATAGCTCTTGCTAATGCTGTTTCTTGCTCAAAACCTTTTGCATTAAACCAATTATTTTCTTTCCACCATTGCTGTGCCAGAGGTGGTGTAGGATTAGTAGCTACTTGTTGAGCCTTACCCACAGTTGGTGAAACAGCATTTTGCCTAGATGCTTTTTCCATTCTTTGCAAAGCTAAAGATGTTTTTAAATCAACTAGCTCTTCATTAAACTTTATTTGAGCCTCTGTATCACCTTCTTCAATAGCTTTTGCTAAAGCTTTTTTTGTAAGATTGTAGTGTTCTTGAATAGCCTCTTGACCTTGTTTTTCATTTTTAACTTCAATCTTTTCAAGTCTTTTTGCCATAGCATCAAGTTTACTTTGAAGTTGAGCAGTTTCTTCTTGAGACTTATTCTTTTCAGATATAAGTTTTTTTATACGATTTTGCACATTTATGCTGTATTGTTTCTTATCTTCCTCAGATAAAGTATCTTTATCAACTTCTTTTGGCTTTTCTTCAGTATTTTCAGTTATTTCTAACTCAACTTCAGAATCTTTACCTTTTGTTTTTTGAATTTCTTGATTTATTTCTTCATTGATATCATCAATGGTTTTTTCTGTATTTTCCATATTTCACTCCAAATTAAACGTAAGCTGTGACTTCAACACCATCAGGCAATATTGCTGTGATTTCATCATCATTTAATAATAAAAATCTAACATTATTAACGACAATTTTTTGTCCTGCATATTTGCCATAAGTGACTTTATCACCTACTTGTGGAACAATCTCTTGTTTCCATCTTTCACCTGTCTCTCTTTCACGATAGGCAAGCTCCCCTACTGCCATAACAGTACCATGAGCAGTAAGTATTTGCTCATTTTCCTTAACCTTATCAGGCAAAAGTATACCACCTTTGGTTTCAGCTTTGATATCATTTGGTTGGATTAAGACCTTCCAATTCATAGGTCTTGGTAGTTGGTTTGAACCAATAGATGCTTTTGTAACACTATCAGTTATAATTGCATGATGATGAGTCATGGTTACATCTCCTTGTCTATTTGTTTTATTGTTTCGTCTATAATCTCAGAGGATATTTCTAAACCCTCTGACATCCCGACGTTTTTGTGATATTGGTTGAAATCAGTCATACGACCTTCAACCATATCAAATGCTATTTCAGCTTTTTTCTCCTTCAGTTTCTTCTTTATCAGGTTTAGTAATTCTATTGTGTTCATTTAAATCCGTCTCCCCAGACATTGAAACACCAGTTACATTGATTATAACGTCTTGTTGTTCCTTATTTTTTTCCATATAAACCCTTTTTCTTACCTTTTTTCATTGGCTTTTTTTTCATAGTTGCCTTTTTCATGCCTTTTTTCTTCTTTCCATGGTCCATTGTTTTGCCTCCTTTTAGTAGTTTTGCAAATTGAGTTCTATTAAGCATATCTTAATTTAACAATAAAAACAGTAATTTAAAGATTTTTTTACTTTTCTACACATAATGTGTTGACTTATGATAATTAATAACTATATATTTTTATATGTATAAAACTTTTTATAGGAGAAAAAAATGGAGTTAGTCAATAATAAGAGTTACAGACAAAGAAAAGGTATGGCAATAGAGCATGCTTTTTTAGAAGACCATAGCCCAACTCAATATGCTTATATAAAGCAAATTCAAGCTATTGATGATGCAAGAATTGTCATATTTGATTTGTACAATAATGACGATATTACAAAAACAAATGCTAATAGATATCTTTTGCAACTAGAAAAAGTG